TCAATCGATACATCAGCATTGTCTACAACTTTTGCAGGGGACATCGCAACAACTAGCGGTAAGTTAAATATTACAAGCGATGGATCAGCTTCTAACGGTGCGGAAATATATTTAAAACACGCTAATAATAATACTACTGATACCATAGGTACTATTATATTTGGTAACAATGCTGACGCCACTTTATCTAAGATAGTTTCAGAAACAAATGGTGCTAACAACACAAGTAATTTAAAATTTCAAACAAGTAACGCTGGTACTTTAGCAACTGCTCTTACCTTAAACGCTGATAACTCTGCGACTTTTGTAGGGGATGTAAATATAGACGAGGCATCTTTATATTTATTTAATTCTGATAATAATTTTTGGCGAGTACAAAATAATTCATCTGGTAAATTAGTTTTTAAACAAGCTACCACTCAAAGAGGTCTATGGTCTAGTTCAGAATTAGAATTAACTAATGATTTAATTGTTGGTGAGGATGCAAATATTAAAAAACAAGCTACTATTGGTGAGAATGGCGTAGCTGGTACACAAGTTTTAAAATTACAAGGTAATTATTCTAGTAGTGGTAATGTTAAATTAATTGAGTTTTACAGGCAAGGTGGTGCTGTTGCTGGTGACTTAAATTATGATGATGCCACAACTGATATGGAATTTGGTACATCAACTGCACATTCATTTTCATTAAAAACAGGTGGCACTAGGGCTTTAACAATTGACAATTCACAAAACGCAACTTTTGCAGGTAATGTAACTTTATCTTCAGGAAGTAGTCCTGCTTTAGCAATTACAGATACAACTAACACGGTAACATTTAAAGCATACTCGCAAGATTCAAATTCACATATTGGCACCATTACTAATCACCCTTTAATAATTGATACTAATAATACGGCTGCTTTAACTATAGATACATCACAAAATGCAACTTTTACAGGTGATGTATTAATTGATCAAAAAGATTTAACAATTAATAATTCATCTGGTAATCAATTAATAGGATTAAAGCACGCTGGAACTTATCCGGGCAGCGTACAGATAGAAGGTGGATTTTTTGCTGGCACTGCAGTAAGTACCACTTATGATTTACACATTAAATCTAAAGCTAAAATAGGATCTATTGACAATGCAACATCAGATACTAATAAGTTTTTAGTTTCTGATAATGGTGAAATAAAATACAGAACAGGTGCGGAAGTTAGATCTGATATTGGGGCTGGAACAGGTAATGGAACAGTAACAAGCGTAACGGCTGGTAATGGTATGACACAATCTGGCACTAGCACTGTAAACCCAACGTTAAATGTTGTAGGCGGCAATGGTATTACTGCTAGTTCAAATGATATAGCTATTGATTATAGCACTAGTTCTAGTAGTATAATTTCAGCAACTGTAGACGGTACCCCTTCTAGTAGTGCTAAAATTCTATTTGCTGATACAGGGGGTGTAAGAAAAGTTGCTTTAAGTGGTATTGATGTAACTCATTTTGATAGTACGGTAACTCATTTTATAACATTTATGATTCAAGAAAATCCATTTTCAGATATACCTGGAACAAATTTTAAACTACTACCTATATCAAGCAGCGGCGGTGGAACTTCAAATTTTTCATCTCCACAAACTGATCATTATTACGTAGCCCCTTATGATGGGAAAATAAAATCTTTAGTTATAAGAAATGTTAAGAATACACCTACTAGTGGAGCTACAAGAGTGAGGATTTACAAAAATGGCGCTACAAATACAACAACTAGTTATGTTACTCCAACTGGTGGTTCAAGCGTGGGTATGCACGCTAGATGGACATTTAATCAGACATTTGATCAATATGATAGAATACAAATAGCTTTTGAATCTAGCAGCAGCACAACAGATTGGAAGTCTTGTGTTGCAGTTTTAGAGATTCAATATGATGATTATACTTATTAAAATTAATAAATTATGAAAGAAAATCACGAATATAATATTATAACTGACGGAGAGCAAAGATATGTAAATGGAAATTTTATATTTGTACCGTATATGGAAGGTACAAATGATGAAATATATAAGGATTATATTGAAAAAGTTTTAGCATTAGATTGGAAACATTATAAACTTTATTTAACAGGAGGTATTTTACATGGTTGGAAAACAGCAGATATAGATATTTGCGTTACAGGCGAAATAGACGACGACTTACCTATATTAATGGAAAAATGTCACGCTATAGGGCCTATAGATATGTATTATTGTTCAACTGTTGAAGAAATTTTTAAAATTTCAACTGATGGAAAAGTATGGGAATTTGCAAAATCAAGAGCTGTATTAGAAGACGGAATTACACCATTGAGAGGGGCATGGAAAAAAGATGGATTATTTTGGATGTCAGAAAAATTTGATGCAAAAGGTAAAACATATGACAAAGAGCCTTTAGCATTAAATTAATAAAAGTAAAAATTACGTAAAATACGTAATGATATAAACATAAGTAATAACAATTAAAATTAAATTTTATGGCAAAGAAAACAGATGATTTAAAAATCACAGACGAAGAATTAAAATTAATTCAAGAACAAGTACAAGTTATTAATAATTTGCAAATGCAAATTGGAGGCTTAGAAATGCAAAAACAAATAGCAGTACTTACAGTACAAAAGTCACAAACACAGTTACAAGAATTACAAAATACACTTGAGGAAAAGTATGGTAAAGTATCTGTAAACTTGACTGATGGCACTATAAAAGAAATTGAAGAAAATGAGCCTAGTAAGGAAGATTAGTATTGGTAGAGATTATAAAAATGATGCAATGCACTATTCTGTTGGCCAAGAAGTATATGGCGGACACATTATAGATTCTATTGTTGAAGAAGATAATAAGTTTTCTATATTTATTAAAAAAGGTAAGGAAGTATTGCCGTGGAAAGATTTTAATAAAAACATGGCAATTGCAGTTGAATATAATTTAGAATATTAATGCAAAGCTTATTTGATTTTATAATCAAACCAAAAAAAGAACGATACGACAATATAAAACAAATTGGTGATCAAGAGCTGGTTTTAAATTCAGAAATATCTAATCACCAATATGTTAGTCGTATTGGTATTGTTCTAGCTATTCCTAAATCTGAAGATACTGACATAAAAGTTGGTGATGAAGTTATTATACATCATAATGTTTTTAGAAGATGGTATGACGTTAGGGGTATAGAAAGAAACAGTAGAAGCTATTGGGAAGATAATAAATATTTTGTTAAGTCAGACCAAATATTTTTATACAAAAGAAATAATAAATGGCATGCGCCTAAAGGTTATTGTTTTGTAAAACCAATTCAATCAAATAATATATTATTAGAAAAAGAAGTTCCTTTAAGAGGTATTGCTAAATATGTTGATAAAGAACTTAAAGATATAAATAAAAATGATTTAGTTGGATTTACGCCAAGCAGCGAATTTGAATTTGTTGTTGATGGCGAAAGATTATATAGAGTATTAACTAATTCAATATCTATTAAGTATGAACGTCAAGGAAACGAAAAAGAATATAATCCAAGCTGGGCAGAAAGCTGTTGATGAGCTAATTAAAGTTGCTAAAGAACCTATTGTAGATTCTGATGATGATATATCTGCTGATAGATTAAAAAATGCAGCAGCTACAAAAAAACTTGCAATATTTGATGCATTCGAAATATTAAATCGGATTGAAGAAGAAAAAGCTTTATTAGAAAACAAGCCTTTGGAAAATAAAGAAAAAGCTTTTAGCGGATTTGCAGAAAGAAGATCTAAATAATGTATAAGCAAACACTATATAATATTATAGAGCCTATTAAAATAAATACCATTAAAAGACTTAATAAAAGTAAAAAATGGAAATACGGTTACAATAAAGAGCATGATATTATTGTAATAAGTAAAACAGGAATGATAGGTGATATATATGAAATACAAAATCTTAAAATAGCATTACCTAAACAGCCTAAAAATGTATTTAAAGGTAATGATAAATGGGAGGTTCAAGAATACCCAAAAGAATTACAAAAAATAAAAACAATATTTGACTGGCGAGATATGCCAGCAGATTTTAAAAATAGATGGCATGCATATATTGATTCAGAATTCACTAAAAGAGATGAAGGTTTTTGGTTTTATAACAAAGGCACTCCTACTTATATTAGTGGCACTCATTATATGTACTTGCAGTGGACCAAGATTGATGTTGGGAAACCAGACTTTCGAGAGGCAAATAGATTATTCTTCCTTTTCTGGGAAGCTTGTAAGGCAGATACACGATCCTATGGAATGTGTTATCTTAAGAACAGACGTTCTGGGTTTTCATTCATGGCATCTGGAGAGACTGTTAACTTGGCAACCATATCAAGTGACTCCAGGTATGGTATATTATCTAAGTCCGGTGCTGATGCCAAAAAAATGTTTACAGATAAGGTGGTTCCCATCTCTGTCAATTACCCATTCTTTTTCAAACCCATCCAGGACGGAATGGATCGTCCCAAAACCGAACTTGCCTACCGTGTCCCAGCCAGTAAGTTTACCAGAAGAAAGCTTACCGCCAACGAAGCCATTGAGGATATACAAGGATTGGACACCACCATCGACTGGAAGAACACAGGTGATAACTCCTACGACGGGGAGAAGCTTGCCCTCCTCGTACATGATGAAGCCGGCAAATGGGAACGCCCCGAGAACATCCTCAACAACTGGCGTGTTACGAAAACCACCTTACGACTAGGTAGCAGAGTAATAGGTAAATGTATGATGGGCTCGACTAGTAACTCAGCAGACAAAGGAGGGGAAAACTTTAAAAAATTATACCATGATTCAGATGTTACCAAAAGAAACCGCAATG